GCTCAAGTCACTCTTGCCGCTTTTTATATTTTAATAGAAATAGCCAAAATGTCTAGTCACTATACACAACGGGATATAGAGGTAATGAAGGGTATAGCAACAGATTGTTGCTACCCGACTGTTGCAATGAATGGCGACTTGTTGCAATTTTACGGATCTAATCCATCAGGAAATAATATTACTGTCATTATAAACTGCATAGTAAATTCATTGAATCTGAGATGTGCTTTTTACACTCTTAGACCTTTCGATAGCACAATTAAGTTTCGTGACGCAGTTTCGTTGATCACATATGGTGACGATTTTAAGTCATCAGTCGTAGCAGAGTGTCCATGGTATAACCATATCTCTGTAGCGAATTTTTTGAAGAAATATGATCAGCGATTGACAATGCCTGATAAAGAGTCAGATCCTACTGAATATATGACGGACTCTGAAGTGGATTTTCTGAAAAGACGCAATGTATACAATCCTGAACTGGATAAATACTTAGCAGTTTTGGATGAGGATTCTATTTTCAAAAGTTTACATTGTATTCTTAAATCTAAAGCACTTAGTAATATCGAGGTGAGTGCTTGTAACATCGATGGAGCATTGAGAGAGTGGTTCTTCTATGGTCCGGAGGTGTATGAAATGCGTCGTGAGCAAATGAATCAAATCGCTAAACGACATGATATGTCACATATGTGTAGAGAGCTGTGTGTTCCTTATGAGGAACGCTTTCAAGCGTATTGTGAACAATATAACCTCGAGCCCCGCAGGCAGGTGGGGCTTTCTACTATGTAGAATAAAGTTGAACAATCCCTTGTATATATGGATACCTGTAATACATTTATTTTTCCTTTATATGTGTATATCTTGCTTTGTACAAGTAGACAATGTCCCCGTGCATTACCATTATTTAGTGGAGTTTTCGTCAAACAGCAAAAGGAATAGCCTAGTTTAGATGAGTCAATATTCTGAGGCGAATTTTTAAGACTTAGCAAACAATACAATACAAATACAACCAATAATGGTGTCGATACTATAAACGACACACAAAAGTTCAATGTTCGAATTAATGAAGAAGCATTAGATACAAAACAGACCACTCTTGACTTTCACGATCAGATGCCACAATGGCGATATGAAGTTGAGAATGCGATGGATTCTACCTATGCTATGACTGATAATCCTTTAGATGATATCGAAAAATTCTTTAGTCGACCTATTAAAACACGTACTTACAAGTGGGATGTAGGGTCTCTGCTATCAGAGGCTTTCAACCCATGGTCTGATTATTTCAATAATCCCCGTGTTGTGAACCGTATCTCCAACTATATGAATCTGAGATGCAGATTGCATGTTAGAATCTTGTTAAATGGAACAGGTTTTCATTATGGTCGTGCTTTAGCAGCATACACTCCTTTATTTACACTGGATGATGTAAGTCGAGATCAAACTTTAGTGACACAGACAGTCATTGGAGCATCCCAGAAACCCAAAATATTCTTAGATCCAACAAAATCTAAGGGAGGTGATCTAGTATTACCTTTCTTGTGGTATAATAATACTCTGTGTATTCCTGATCAAGAATGGGATTTAATGGGACGCGTCATAATTCGCGGTATAAATGATTTAAAGCATGCCAACGGTGCCACAAGTGGCGTCGATGTTAGTGTTTTTGTTTGGGCCGAAGACGTTGTATTGTCCACTCCAACATCAGCCGAGCCTACTTCTTTGGTTCCACAATCTGGTGATGAATATGGAGATGGACCTATTTCACGTCCTATGGCCGTATTAGCCCGAGTTGCTGGAGCTCTTACGAGAGTTCCTCCAATTTCGCTCTACGCGAAAGCAGCGCAAATAGGAGCTAATTCAATATCAAACATAGCACAGCTATTTGGTTATGCTCGTCCTATGGTTATAGAACCTGCAAAATACTTTGTACCAACATATCTTGGCAATCTAGCAAATACTCAAACTCCAGACACTGGTGTGAAATTGACGTTGGATCCTAAACAGGAGCTCACAGTTGATACTCGCACTATGGGTCTAGGGGGTACAGATGAGATGACTATACAGTCTATTGCTATGAGAGAAAGTTATTATGTCAAGTTTCCATGGACTACCACAGATACTACTGAAAATCCCTTATTTGATACAGAGGTTTCCCCAATTATGTACGACATATTGGGCGTAGACGGGCAAGATGAGTTTCATACTACAGCTTGTGCATTTGCCGCTCTACCTTTTAGGAAGTGGAGAGGTACCATGCGTTACCGTTTTCAAGTTGTTGCCTCTGCTTATCATAAAGGCAGATTAAAGGTTGTATATGAGCCGTATGGTGTTTTCAGCAACGAATACAATACGAATTTCACACATATTATAGATATTTCCAAAGAGAGAGATTTTTCCATTGATATTGGTTGGGGGCATCCCACAACCTTTTGCAATGTCTCCGGCTTGATTAATCCTGCACCTTACACTATTGGTGGTGCTACGAGTAAACCAAGTACACAATCAGGAGAATTCAATGGACATCTGTCTGTGTATGTTGTGAATGAACTGACAACACCTAACAGCACTGCTAATAATGATATCGAAGTGAATGTTTTTGTTTCGGCATGCGATGATTTTGAAGTTGCAGAGCCGACAGAGATGTTTATTGAAAATCTTTCTTTGTATCCAGTTCCAGTTACTACTCAAGGTGGTATGGAAGAGGATCCACAGAAATTAACGCAGGCTGACGGTGATCGAGATGTATTGGAGGATAAACCTCAAGCCAAACCGTCAATGGGTTATATGGCACCGTCTTTGGATATTGCTGACCGTTCTTTGGATGTGTATTATGCTGATCCTGTCACTTCTTTTAGACAAATTCTAAAGAGGTATAATTATTATGCAACATTCACACCTGAAGCTTCAGGGCAGTATATTCTTAAAGTTACGATGCCTAATTTTCCCTTGGCGCGTGGTTATAGAAGTAATGGATTCTTTAATGCAGCAACTCCGGCTGATCCCACCC